TGACGGGCAGCCAGAAGAAGCTGGTCCAGTCGCGCAAGGAGGCGCGCGTCGCCGCGGCGTCGCTCTCGGACGACGACGTGCTCGAAGGCGTGCGCGAGGAAGCGCGCCTCCTCGGATTCACGAGCCGCGCGCGCGAGGTCGAGATCGACCTGCTCCGCGAGGTCGCGCGCATCGAGAAGGAGCACAAGGGGCTCAAGGTCAGCGAAGACCAGAAGGCGCTCATCCGCGCCGGCCTCGAAGCGAACCAGGTGCTGAACGACCAAGTCGAAGCGCTGGAGAAGGTCACGCAGGCGCAGTCGAACTTCGAGATCCAGGCGCGCGCGCTGAGCACGAACCTCGCCGACGGCTCGATCACGCAGAAGCAGTTCAACGATCAGATCGCTGCGATGGTCGGGACGCTCGAAGGCGTGGACCTGTCGAGCCTCAACCTCGACGGGATCGACTTCTCCGGGCTGACTGGCGGTGGGCTGCAGGAGTTCATCGCGAAGCTGCGCGAGCTCAAGAACGTGCGCGACACGCTCACGTTCGACGACGTCAAGCTCGCGCTCGAACAAGAGAACGCGCTGCTCGGACTGAACTCGCAAGAGCGCGCGCACCAGATCGAGCTTCTCCGCCAGCTCGGCGAGCTCCGCGACGCCGTGCAAGGCCCGCTGCCGGCCGACCAAGAGGCCGAGGTCGACGCGCTCCTTCGGAAGAACGAGCAGCTCACGCTGCAGGCCGAGCTCCTCGACGGGATCAACGGACCGCAGCAGCAGTTCCTCGCGACGCAGGCGGCGCTGAACGAGCTCCTGGCGACGGGCGCGATCAACGCGCAGCAGTACGCGATCGCGCTCGGCAACGCGAAGCTCTCGGTCGACGGGCTCGGGCGCACGGCTGGCGAAGGTCTCGCCGCCGGCCTGCAGCAGATCGAGAACCAGCTCGTCGACGTCGGCGGCACCGTCCAGACCGTGCTGGTCGATGGGTTCAACGAAGCGACCGACGTGCTCGCGACCTACATCCGCGAGGGCGGGAGCTTCAAGGACGCGATGCACGGGCTGATCGAGTCGATCCTCGACGACCTCGCGAAGCTCCTCGTCCAGCAAGCCATCCTCGGGATCTTCGGGGGTCCGGCCGCCGCGCAAGGCTCTGGCTTCTTCGGCCTCTTCGGTGGCGGCAAGGCCGCTGGCGGCCCGGTCGGCCCCAACAAGTCGTTCCTCGTCGGCGAGGAAGGCCCCGAACTCTTCACGCCGCCGGGCGCGGGCAACATCACGCCGGCGCGCGAGACCGCTTCGAGGATGGCGCCGACGGTCAACGTGACCACGGCTCCGCCGATCGTGAACATCATGAACGTGAGCGACCCGCGCGAGGTCCCGGCCGGAATCGCGACGCCGGAGGGCGAGGAAGCGGTCCTGAACGTGATCCGGAAGAACCCGCAAGTCGTCCGACGGAGCTAGCGCGCATGACCTTCGTGAAGGGGACCTCGACCGACTACCTCGACCTGCTGACGCAGCTCGTGCAAGTCGCGACGTCGCGACACCTGGCAACGATCTCGCCGACAGCCGGCGGCTCCGGGTACGAGGTCGGCGAGATCCTGAACATCGACAACACGGGCTCGACGCGCACGCACGACGCGCAGATCGAGGTGCTGACGGTCGACGGCGGCGGCGCCGTCTTGACGGCTCGGGTCTATCGAGGCGGAGCCTACACGGTCGACCCGACCGACATCACGGCCGCGGCGACGACGACGACGAACACGCTCGCTGGCGGCGCTGCCGTCGCTTCCGCGAATGGAACCGGAGCCACGTTCGACCTGACCTTCGCCGACACCGGCTGGCAGGTGCGCCGCCGAACGAAGAAGGCCGTCAGCGCCGTCGTCGTCAGCGGCGGCACCGGCTACACGAACGGAGCGACGGTCACGCTCAACCCGGCCGGCTCGGTCAAGGGCTCGGCCGGACAGAACGCGCAGTTCACAATCACGGCCGCTGCCGGTGTCGTCTCGGCGCTCGCCGTCGTCGGCGCGACCGACGGCAACTACGAAGAGCCGCCCTCGAACAACAACAGCCCGACCGGCGGCGCCGGTTCTGGCCTGTCGGTCACGGTCACGTACGCGGACGACACGGGCAGCGATCAGGTGCTGGTGCTGGAGGGCGAGGGCTTCGGAGCGGACGAGGAGATCCTTGTCGGCATCCGCACCTTCAACGAGACCGACGCTTCCGGCTCGAACACGGTGCGCAACTGGCAGCTCTTCGGCATGGCGAGCTGGAACGCGGCCCTGCCGCTGCACCAGCAGAGCGGCATCTCGCCCGGCTTCAACGCCGACGGCACGATCCACAGCACGATCGGCGCCTTCTTCACGTGCAAGCCGTCGACGGCCTTCAACCTCACGTTCTGGCTGTCGGTCACGCCGCGGCGCATCGTGCTCAAGACGCGCCAGGAAGACGCGACGCACGTGTTCTACCCGTCGCTCACGATCGGGCACTTGAACCAGACGGGCACGACGTCGGAGCAGCCGTACCCGCTGTGGATCCAGGGGTGCACGTCGCGCCGCAACGCCTGGTATGTCGACACGCAGATCGGTCGGATCTCCGGCCTGACGGACTGCTTCAACGTGACGGGCCGGACCGGCCCGGCGTTCTTTCGGATCAACGGCACCTGGCAGGACTTCGCCAACGCGGACGTGGCCGACGGCGTCTCGCCGACGCGCTCAGGCAAGAGCGACTATGGCGTGTGGCCGATCTTCCGGCCGCTGGCTTCGGCCGGGCTCGCTGCCGAAGACATCGTCGTGTCGGTCCCGACCTCAACCCTCGGGCTCATCTTCGGCGACAGCTCGGGCTCGGGCGGCATGCTCCCCGACGACGGCATCCCGCCGGGCAGCCAGTCGGCCACGCTCACGCCGACGCCCGGCACGGTCGCGTCGCGCGTGCTCTTGCCGGCGACTGTCGTGGCGACCGACGCTTCGCCGCTCGTTCGCGATATCTACGGCGAGATCGAGGGCGTGTTCTGGCTCACGCAGGACGGGTCGCCGACGCTGAACAGCGAGGGCACGTTCCTCGACGCGAGCACGCCGCCGCGCCGCTTCTCGGCGTTCCAGAACGGGAATCGCACGGCCAACACGAGCTACTGCGCGATCGCGGAGGACTGACAGCATGGCCTACGAGACCGGAACCCTCACCGACATCCCCGACCTGATCCTCAAGCTCTCGACGTTCCTCGTCGCGAACGGCTGGACCGAGGACCAGCGGGACAACACGGCCAAGCGCTTCGCGTTCCACAAGGTTCCGACCGGCGGCGCGCTGCTCTACTTCTCCGGCCGGTGGGGCTCGGACACGGCCAACATTTTCTCGCTGTGCCAGGCGCTTGGGTACACGGGCGGCAACGCGCCCGGGAATCACCCGAACGATTCTGGCAACGGGTACAACGCGACGAGCGGCCAGACGCGCGCGAACCTCGACGACGAGCGGAACGTGGACCTGATCGGCGTCGGTCCGTACCCGCGCTACTGGTTCTTCGAGCAGGACGCGAGCCCTTGCTACATCCACGTCGTCATTGAAGTCGCGGCGGGCACGTTCGTGCACTTCGGCTGCGGCGAGCTCAAGAAGTTCAACGACTGGACGGGCGGCGAGTACCTCTACGGGCACCAGCACCCGAGCTCGAACACGAACGCGCTGCTCTCGGACTCGTCGATCCTCCTCGACGGCTTCGCCAGCACGTCTGGCGTTGCGCCGTTCGTCGCGACGATCCACATCGAGGGGCTGTCGAACCAGGCCGTGGGCGGCAAGTGGGGGCTCGTGTGGGCCAGCGACACGAACCTCGGGACGGACACGGCCGCCGTCGCGCGCGCGATGGTGCAGGGCGGGTTCCGTGGCGGCCCGATCGCGAGCGAGCTCGGCAACTTCCTGGCGTCGCTGTCGACTGGCTTCGTGCCCATGTACCCGATCGCGCTCTTCCACGTGAACGGGAACATCGCGCTCGCGTCCGGCGTCAAGGCGTCCTACCTCGGCCACATGGCCGACGTGCGCGGCGTGCACCTTCGCAACTTCGCCGCTGCGCAAGAGGTCTCGATCGGCGGCGACACGTGGATCTTCTTCCCGAGCTCGATCCGCGTCGACGGCGCGGTCGCGCGCGGCAGCGGCTACCAGGGCATCGCCTACAAGAAGGTCACGGCCTAGCACGTGGCGAACGAGATCGCCATCGGCTTTCTGTACGCGGACCCGGGCAATTCTCCGGGCGCGTACACGCACATCAACCCGGCGGCGCAGGCGATCGTCAACGACGCAGGCGCGTTCGCGCCGCTGGAGTGGCTGCGCGCCGGCACGCCGACCGAGGTCGCGAAGAAGGCGCCGGTCAGCGAAGCGCAGGCGCTGGAGGTCTTCGTCGGCACTCCGGCGATCGACTGGTTCGAGCACATGCACGTGCTCCCGCGCTCGCTCTCGTACCCGAACTTGCTCGCGGACACGTCGGTCCCGATGGAGGTCTTCTCGGCCTACCGTCGCGACACGCACACCTGGATCCAGCTCGACAACAACGCGGGCGTCGGCGTCGACTTCGCCGGCGAGCCGACGCTGCCGACGTTCATCGACGCGCAGCAGGGCTTCGTGTTCACGGTCGAAATCTCGACCGTCGGCGATCCGTTCGTCGACACGACGCTCGACTTCATCTTCACGGTCTCGACCATCCTGGTCCCGATCGAGATCCGCCGGATCGTGCTCTGGCGACTGGAGCCGGAGGCCGAGTACCAGGAGAGCTTCGTGTTCCTGACCGACGTGTTCCCGGCCGAGAGCGGCAAGGAGAAGCGGCACAAGCTCCGGAAGAATCCGCGGCTCGCCTACGGCTACCGCTACTTCGTCGACGACGACGACCGGACGAAGCACGAGAACCTGCTGTTCGACTACCAGGCGCGCGCCTTCGGCGTGCCGACCTGGCGCGACGACACGGCTCTGAGCGTCGCCGCAGCAGCGAGCGCACTCTCGGTCACGGTCACGTCGACGACCTTCCGCGACTTCCGCGTCGGCGGGCTCGCTGTCATCTTCCACCCGACGGACGAGACGAAGTTCGACGTGCTGGAGCTGACGGCCATCACGTCGACCTTGCTCACGTTCTCGTCTCCGCTGCTCAACGCCTATCCGATCGCGTCCGAGGTGTTCCCGCTCATGCCGAGCCGGATCGACAAGGACCTCGCCGGCGGGCGCTACCGGATGAACCTGTCTGCGCTGGAGATCGACTTCCTGCCGCTGGACAACGACGCCAACATCGGATCGGTAGCCGGGTTCAACACGTACAACGGCAAGGTGTTCCTCGACGGCGGGAACGTGGCGCTGCAGCCGAT